GGAGGTACTAAGCGTTCATCAACGCTTTTATTCATTTTACCAGCTATAAAATTCGTGTTAATATCCATATTATTTCAGCCATTTACTCTGTCCTCTCATGTTCATTAGCAATCTGCCAGGATGCATATTACTTAGCCTTAATTTTGCATTCCTTAGTAGTGCTGACTTTTCTTTTCTAGCTCTAGTAACAATATATTCTTGCACTCCAAACTTGCTATTTAATAAAGAGTATCTTATGTATGCATATATAAATTCTTCAAATAATTTATTTACATTTATCTCAGAGTCATTCCCATTATTCATTCCATCAGAAACGTATTCTAAAACAACTGACTTACCACTCATGTCTGAACTAAAATATATAGCTCCTTCTTGCTTGTTAATTGTAAATAGTGGATTTGCATTAGCTGTTTCTGTATTCAACCCGTATCTAGCTCCAATTGCGTGTTCGAAAAACCACTCACCATTACAACAGTATCCCATTTGACCATGATAAGGGCCTCCACCTAAATACATTTCTGTCATACCACCTTGTTGTCTTGATAAATCTACTAAAGAGTTTTCTGGTTTTAAAACATTACCTTTAATGTCAAACAATATTTTAGCATTATTATCTTGCAAGTAAGCACCACTCCACATTGTTTGTATGTTTTCTGTCATTGGATATAAAACACCATCAGCATAATATGAAACTCTAACATAATTTACATAGTCTTGTGGTAAAACAAATCTTATTTGTGAATCTACGGTTAACTGAAGAATTTTTATTTCCTTCATAGCATCGTAGTTTAACTCCTGTATACCACGCTTTGCGTGAAACAATACTTGGTATCTTTCTACGTTGTTTAGTATTTCGTTATTACCATTATATATTAGCATAAAGTTTTGGACTATGTCTTCTAAACTTGCATACTGATATGACCCCCAGTTTTTTTCTAAAGGTGCTACACCGTTGTTTTCGTAATATTGATAGTCAGTAATATATGCCATGTGTTATACTTGTATTTGGTTTTCTTGAACCTCTTCAGAAGATCCAAAGTTATAAACGTCCGATTCTCTTATTTCAACCCCTACATACTGACATATCTTAGCAATTAATCCTGGTTCATCAGAAAGAGGTAATTCAAAGTCTTGAAAGTCAGCTGCGGTTGCATCAAACAATGGCTCCCCTAATGTAATTGTTGCAAATGTCCATTTAGGAGCTTTTGGATATCTAACATATTGTGTTTTAATTGCACCTGCTGCTTGTATGTTACTAGGATAGACTGTTATTGTGTTTCCATTCAACACATAAGCTGGAAATAATGAAGTAGGAGCTGTTAAAGTAGAGCTTGTTAAATAAAATAATTTATTTTGACTAACCCTTTCAACCTCAGCTATTGTGTTTGCATCAAATATGCTGTAGTTTTCATTTGGAGGAACAACAGCTGATTGAAAAATATTTGTTGCTAAATTTAACGTAGTTGAACTCACAACATTATTTACAAAAGACTCTGTTAAAGTGTCCGTATTAACCACTAAACTTCCTGTTGCTGGAAAAATAGCAAATCCTGTTACTCCTGTATCAAAACGAGGTGGTGATGTTTGACCTACTAACGCTGCGTTTATAAGCTGATTTGAGTTTGTTGCAGTAGTAGTACCAGAAGTAAGTAGTCGTGGGTAATGAAATATTTTATTTATTAAATAATAATCAGATGGCAAAGTCCATGTGTTTGCCCCTCCTGCTGTTAAAAATGCTTGTACTGAAAAAGAATCAATTACCTCTTCTAATCCTTTTACTATATCTGCATACCCAGTCCCTGATTGTCTTGCATTTTCTCTATTTATATATTGATTATATTGATAAAAATAATCTTCAAATAAATCCATCTGTGCCTGTTGAGCGTACAAATTGAAGTCTTGAGGAGATAAGTATCCGTAATTATTTTTATTTATAATTGCTAATACTGTATTCCTAACATTGTTAATCATGGCCATAGAAAATACATTTTAAATATCTACAAATATAAGAAAAAAAAAGAGGTTACTTTTTTTAGTAACCTCTTAAGAATTGTTGTTAAAAGTATTATGCTGCAACCACGCTTTCTACTGTTATAACCGAGTTTTCAAATATCGGCATTTGAACTCTTGCAGTAGAAGGGCCAGGAGGCTCAGGCATATCAACACCTATATATCCTCTCTTCATAGCATTTTGTATTGCAATAGCAACAGCCCGTCCTGATCCTTGATCTGAATGGTCTATTGTAACTACATCATTATTAACTGTGTTTAACTGAATTATAGTTTGTTCTGCTCCAGCTCTGTCAGCTAAAACTATCTGATCCATTTGGATTAAATATGTTGAAGATACAGTTGAGTCAAAAATATTATATGCGTCTCCAATTGCACCAACTGTAGAGCCACATCTAAATCTAAAGTCGTCTATAATAACAGAAACTATTTCACTGAAGTTTTGAGTTGTATTTTCATACACATCACCTACAGTAAGAGAAGTTAAAAAAGATTTTCCATTGTCGTAAACTTCTGTTACAGGAGCTGAAATTGTAAAATTATCATTAAACAAGGTTGGACTGTTAAAAATATCAGTCGTTAATGTTAATGATGTTTCGTTAATTAAAGCAGCTACAGTAGTTGTCGTAGAAGCTGTTGTGTTTGTTACAGTATCTCCAACTCTAACTTTACGAGCTGTAAATGTTGATCCTACAGCATTTAACTGAGCTTCTTTACGAACAGCAAAAGTTTCTCCACCTGCACTAAATAAATTTGTTGCAAAAGTTAACTTATTTGTTGCTACTGCCGTACAAGCAGCTTGAGTATTAGCAGTAACATTATATACTGTATCTCCAACAACCACGCCTAAAGCAACAAAGTCTACCGCTGCATCATTTAACTCATTAGTTACAGCCGCTGCATTTGTTCCTGAGGCTATTCCTGCCGAAGCGGTTGATGGTATTACTAACTCAATTGTACCAGAAGATACAACTGTGTTAATTGGTATTTCTAAGTATTTCGCTCTCATAAGATTATGCGTTTAATATAGAAGTTACAGCCTTTGGTAGAATCATCTCAAAGTATGGAGAAGTCCATCCAGTTGATAATGCTATTTCTATTGAGTTTACTATATCTAAATATACATCTGAATCTACTTGAGGTGCTGTAATAATAGATGTAGTCGTTCCATCAACGTAATCTATTGTTACAAGAGTCGCTGTAGCAGATAAAGTTTTAACGGCTTTTATACCGTTACAACTAATTAATTGACCTGTAAAAGGTGCGTTTGTAATTTTTAAAAATTTTGTCATTTTATAAAAAGGTTTTAATGATTAATAATTACCAAAGATACAGAATCTATTTATCTTTCTTCAAGGCGTTTTTTAACAACTTAAAAGTTTCTAAACCATCATCTGACTGCATATATGAGGCAACAATATAATACGCCTCTTCTCCAAAAGGAATTGTAAGTAATTTACTTTTATTTTTCTTTAAATTAAAGTACACATCTTTTCTATTGTTTTTTAAAGTTAACAATCCCTGAGCAAAAAACTGTGCTACTTGATCTTGTAACTCTAACATAGGATCATCTAAAACTTCTAAAAACTCAAAAGGTTGATTTTTAGCAAAAATTAATACATCTCTTTTTAATTCTGGAATAGACATTTTGTCTACAGCAGCACCTAAAAACACCCTACAAACTGTAACAAGTTTATCTGTATCTAATTCTCTTGCTAAAATTTGTGCGTCTAGCTCTGCTTCTACATATTCTAATTCTTGTACAGCATCTTTCTTTCTATTTATCTCAATAAATACTGTTCCATTGCCAGGATGTAAATGTAGAAATTTTTGTAATACTTGGTTTTGTTTTGCTACAACCAACATACCATCTTCAAAAACTATTGGTTCTAATATTGCATTTCCATCTTGTTCATCTTCAAATGGACTTTTTTGATTTCTTGCATAACGAAGAGGTCTGTTAACTCCTGTGTCTTCATCAAAATGTAATAATGGGGATCTTCTGTTGTGTCGTGAGGCTAACATAAAAGCTAAAGGTCTTTTATTACTCACAAGTCTATAGACTTTGTTTTCAAATATTTGTTTTTTCATTTTATTTAATTTTAATTTAAGTTAAAAGAAAGAGGGGGAGTTACCCCCCTCTATTCTAGGTAATTATACTTCCTGCTTATTGCTGGAATATAAAGAAGTTATTCGCTCCTAAAGTACATACAGCTCTTTCAGATAAGAAGTTTACTGTCATAGCATCAGTCGTATTTGTTCTTGCACCACCAGCAGAACCAGTAATCCAAGTTTTATAACGTCTGTCTTCTGTTTCTGAAGCTCTATATCTTACATGAAGGAATGGTCTCTTTGCATTCTTTCCTAAGATTTGGTCATATACAGTAGTTGAGCCAGCTGGAACCATAAGTCCATTAACTCTTCCACCTTCTATATCACCTCTCATTGTAGGATCGTTTAGGTATTTCCAGTCAGACTTGTAGAAGTCATATCCTCTACGGAATCCTGTGAAACCTAAATTCAAAGCCATTTCTTTGTCATTATCAAAAAGACCGTATGAAGTACCACCAGCTCCGTAAGAGTTTTGTGCCGCTAACATATCATCAATATCAAATGAGAAATTTCTGTTTACAAAAAGAACATTTTCTTCAATAGAACCTTGTCTGTCTAATCTCTGAATTACAGAATCAAAACCTGCAAGAGTAACTGGGTTACCACCACTCCATACGTTTCCTCTGTTTTCAACTGCCCAGAAAATTCCGTCAGATCCAGATTGGTTTGCTACTGAAAGACCAGCACCTGTATTTTGAATGAAATCTCCAGCTCCAGAAGCTGCGTCTGCTGGTACAGTTTCTACCATTGCTGTTTCTAAGTAATCTTCAAAACGCATTCTTGTTTCGTGCTCTGATTTTAAATACCATAAGTATCCATTAGCTCCATTTTCAGTTGTAACTTCAATCCAACCAATTTGAGCCATATCAGAACCATTAACAGTATACTGATCTTTAATAATAATAGGCTTGTTGTCAAAAATGAAATCTTGAGATTCGTTAGAACCATCCATTCCATCTGTTCCTTTCGCAAATTCAGATCCATAAATGAACATAGATGCCGTTGTTCCTGCTCCTGCCCACGCTTGTCCTGTAGCTTCATAGTATCCTACTTCAAATACGTTAGGAGTTGCTGCTGTTGGAGCAACAGTAACTACTGCTTTATTATAAAGAGTCGTTCCATTTGTTTCAAGTGAGATCATAACTGTCTGTCCTTGACGTATCGCTGCTAAACCATTAGCTGGCGATGACGATGCTGGAGGAGAAGCTGGTCTAACTTGTGCTAAAGGAATAGTCCATGTAGCGTTGTCAGCTCCTATAACTGCTGGAGTTGTCATTGCTGTATACTTACTATGTAATCTTCCTTGTTCTGCCCACTTGATCATATCTGAATTAGTTGGCATTTCAGCTCCTACCATTCTTAAGAATGATGCAACTGATCTATTTCCATAACGCTCAAATTCTTTCTCATAAGTATCTGGTAGATACTGACTTAGAAAGTCAAAGTTTGTTATGTAGTTTGTTCTTGTGGCTACTTGCTGAGCACTTGGCTGCAAGTCAAAGCCAGGGACTGCTTGTACTGACATAATTATTTTTTTTTAAAATTTATACTCGTTTTATACTTCTAATTTTGAGTCCTCTTCCACTATCATTAGATTTTACTGCTCGTATGGTTCTTCCGTCTTTTGTTACGCTTTGTGATGCTTGTCTAATATCCATATTAATGTTTTTTGATTTTTTTGAAACATCATCTACAGTATCTGACACACCTTGATCGTAAAAAAACTTTGCATACTTTTCTGGATTCATTGCCATTGATAAAGCTTTATGGTAACCAGCAGCGTCTTTCATCAAACCATCCTTGTCCATATATTTATTTAAAAATGTATTAACGTCAGATTGCTTGTTTTTTAATTCAGCTGCGTCTCCAGGTTTAAAGGTAAAACTTTTTTCCCCTACACTGAACTCAAAACCTTTGAACTCATTGCCGAAAACCTCATCAGTTTTCTTAAGAAAATAATCGTATCTTTTTGCATTTGCATCTTTTGCAGTCTTAGATTCCTCGATGTAACTTTTATAAGCATTTAAACTTTCTTTGTCCGTGTCAGATAACCCACCCCCACTTGACTCAAGAGGAATTTTATATTTATCTTTTTGTTCATTGAAATATTTTTTTGCTTTCGCAAGTTCTCTTTTTTTAGCTAAATTTAATTTTTTAATTGTTTTAGGCTCATCGATTTCCTCGTCATACCCAAAATTATCATCAATTAAATCTTGAATATCAACAGCATCCAAACCTTCTTCAGTTGCATTATAATATTCAGCTAATAGTTGATCAGAGTCCATGTCACCAAAGTCTTTTTGTAATTTATAAAAATCTTCAATGCCACGCCCTGTTTCTTTCTTATACTCCATATATGCCGAAACATCTTCTGGTAATTCATTGTTTAACTCTTTTTCAGCAAACAATTCATCAACAGATGTTATTTCTTTATCATACCTGTTTTTAATATATTTAAGAACGTCTTCGTCACTTAACTCTGACGATGGAGTTTTTTCTTGCTCAACAACTTCATCAGCTACTGACTCGTTCTCAGCAACTGGAGCTTCTACTTTTTCCGTTTGTTTAACATTTTCTTCAGTTTCAAACTTTTCTTCATGCTTTTCTAAAAGCTCTTTTTCAATTTGTTGTGTTGATTTTTCTTCTTTTGTAATTTCCTTTACTTTAATTTCCATTTTATTTAATTTAATTTATACAAAGTTAATAATTATAATACACCTTTTTTAAGGCTATCTTGGGTCAAACTCAGCCATATCAAAACCATCTAAACTATCTTCATTTGATTCAAAAGTTATAGGAGGTAAATTGTTTTTTCTTTGCGTAATCATTTGAGATTGTTGAGTAGACTGTTGAGTTATTCTTTTGTCTTTAGCTTTTTCTCTATTTTGCTCTCTACTATTAATTTGTTGCTCCTCTCTTCCTTTTAATTGCATTTGAAATTGAAACTCTGTTAACATTAACTGTTCTTTTAATGCAGCCTCGTTTTTAAGCTTTTCTATTTCGAATCCTACCTCAGCTTGTTTAACTTGCATTTTAGACTGAGTTTCCATTTGTATCTTTTGCATTTGAATTTGTGCGGCAGCTTGTTGTGATTGCATATTGTTTTGTTGCTGCATTTGCATTTCTTGAGCTTTTTTCAACTGATCTTGTTTTTCTTTTTGTTTACGTTTTACTTTTAAAAGTTGATTGGCCATTTTAATATTTTTTATTTCTCTAATATCAATAGCGTCTTCAAGATCAATACCACCTTTTGACAAAGCCATTTGTATGTTTGCTTCTAATAATGCTTTTTGTTCTGCATCTGGAGACATTTCTATAAATATTCCGAAGTCATATAAATATAAATCCTTAATATCATCTAATAAACCTATATTGTATTTACCAATCTGCATGGCAAACTCATCTGCAAAATCAGAATATTCTAATACATCAGCAGTTCTTATTGATAACGCTTCCGCCAATGTTTGTGTTAAAAATAAACTGCCATCTAAAATATGTCTTGTTGCTGTGTTTGAATTTAATGCTGCTAGTTTTTGTACTCCTACTAAAGAATAAGCATCTGGTGTTGATCCATCTCTTGCTTCATTTAATCCAGTTACTTGTCTAATCATATCTAAATAGTGATTATAATTACCAATTAACATTTGCATTTTTTGTGAACCACTTGATGAGGTTAATTGTGTAATAGGAACTCTTGCTTGATTAAAGTCCCCATCTTGCGTGTAACTTCTACCAACAACACTACCAGTTTGAAAATATAATCTTAAAGCATCAGCAGGATCATATGCATTTCCTGTTCCTAAATCTACTTCATTCATTCCATCAGCATCTATAAAAACTCCATCAGGAACTACCTTAGATATTACTTGTTGTAATTTTAAATGAGTTAATTGTATTAAGTCTGCAAAAGGAATCATTCTTCTAACTAAAGACTCTATGTTTCCTTTATACATTCTAGGAGCTGTAGCTACATAGTTTGGCATTGCATACTGGCTAGACGACTGAGGTCTTACCATATTTTTAGCCATCTCCCATTTAAGTATAATGTTAGTACCCATTACCATAACACCCTCATACCACACATCTATTCTTTTTTCTACTCTTTCAAAATTACCTTCTTCCATCATTTCTTCTGGTGGATTAAACTGATCATCTTTAGGTACTGTTGTGTAGTTTCCATCAGCAGTTTGTTTCTTTTTGTAAACAAAACTTTGAGTGGATTTGTAGTTAAAATATAAAAGAGTACAGGTGTCTCTGTAAAACATGCTGTTTTCATACATTTGAGCTACATTATAGTAGTCATACCATGACTGACTATATTTAGATATTTCTTTCATATCTTCCTGAGTTAAGTCAGGATTTATTTTTAAAACCTCTGTTATAGGTATTGTCTTAACTTCACCCCAATAAAAACAATCTTTAAAGTATGGGTCTTCTGTGTAACTATAAACAACATTTGCAGGGTCTACATATTTTACCTTGATACCATCACCTAATTGAAACTCATGTTTTACCATTGAAATTCCTAAAGTCATCAAATCCATATCACATCTTTTACGAGTTTGATTGTAATGATTTTCATCTAGCATTGTATTAATAGCAACTTCATTTGCAATCTCTACAGCTGGCTTGTAATTCATTTGCATGTAAAGCTCCATTTCTAAATCACTTTCTGGTAGCTCTTCAGGGTCTACCTGAAACACATCCATTCCAAAGTCTTTTTCTATTTGCTTGAATAAAGGTTTTGCTATAACATTTGTTTCTATCATTTCCTGAAACTTACCTCTTCTTTCTGAAGACATTGCGTCTTGTGCATATGTCTTTATTGTAAACAACCTATCACTCATACCATTTACAACTATATCCACAAACTTTGGTATAATAGGCACAGGAGTCCAGTCAAGATTTAAATAAGACAAGTCACCATCAACAGCTAATTCATTTTTATATTTTGCTATTGATTGCTCGCCTCTTGCATATAATCTTAGTCTATTAAACTCTAGCCACTGACTATAAAATCTACATTGATTAACACCTTCTTTTCTAAACCACTCGTATTGAATAGCCTGACCTACTTGTAAGCCAAACTCTTTAGTGTTTTTTAATGAATCAGGTGCAAATTGATCTGGGAATGTTGCTGATTTTATGTCAATAGTTACGTTATCCATTATCTTATTATTTGACTCAAGGAATTCTTGTTGTTATATCTTGCAAAGTTAATACTTATTTTTGATTTTTGTTTAGATGGTGTGTATAAGTGCTTCTGATTAGCCATAATAGCTAAACCTGAACTAATAGCCGCATCAAACTTTGTTCTATTGCTTATGTCAAATTTTGCCCAGTCAATTAAAGTTTTTTGAAATGGCATATCACCAATAGTTTCAGGGTCTCTATAATCACCTCCAAAATCTAGCCCTACATACTTTTCTATATAAGACTCAATAGCTGCTGCATGAGATTGCTTTACATCTTCTGAGGTGTTGGGAATACCTCCCAACTCTCTTTCAGTTTTTGATAATTTGTTAAATCTTTTATCTGGTCTATTCATACTATAACCTCTATATCCTCTGTTTTTAAAATGATACAATAATCTAGGTTTGTTGTTTTCACACAATATAGGCATTCCATAAAAAACACAAGCCATCAAAACTTCTTCAAAAAATATTTCAGCCGTTTGTGGTCTGGCTATGTATTCTAAAAAAAATGTATTAGAAGGAGCGTCATCCATACTAAATTTAGTTAAGCCATGTAAAGCTCCATTAGACCCTTTACCAACTACCACTCCAGAAATATCATAAGAGTCACAACCAAAAGATCCTAGATGTTCGTTACCTGGATATTTAATACCATTACGAATATTTAATCTATTTTGTAAACCGACTCCTGGAGTCCAAGATACTAAAAATCTACCACTTTTATTAGGGCTAAAAATTACCTTAGTATCTTTCACACCATTCTGCCAGGAAAAAGATCCTCGAGTAATGTGTTGACCTAGCATTAACGAGTCGTTATAATCTATTTGTTGATAAATTTTAGTTAGATTAAATAATGATTGCTTAGATTCATCTCTGAAGGCATGAGATTCTGTTCGAGGAAATTGTCTGTAAAATTCATTTAACGCATCAGGATCATTTGATAATGAAGACACCTCGTTTTCCCAGTAATCAATAGCACCAGTTGTGATGTCTTCTCCGTCTATACCAACGATAGGTTTGTCTGGAGAATGTAAAACAGGCATTCCATACCTATCTATATACCCTTCAAAATTCCACTCCATTGGAATAAATAAATTATATAATCCTGATTTAGTTTGTCCGTTCTGATTTCTTTTACCACCATCTGAGTCTTCAAACAATTTCTTAAAATTTTCACCACCCTTATCTAATGCATTTGACGTTGACCCCATCATACATTTTCCGATAACCTTACTACCAAGCCTTAAACAAGTTTTGGTAACCCTCCAGTTATTTAAGATGTTTTCAGGCCTTTCCCACTTACCACTTTCATCGTGTAATAAGTATTGTAATTTCTCACCATCATAAGAGTTGTCTGATGTATTCTTCCAATCAATTGTTGTATCTAATCCGTCAAGCTCCTCAACACCAATGTCATACATATTTTTTTTAGTAATCTTAGACGCAGGAACTCTATAAGCTAATTCTGTTTTTGGCTTGTCCATACCATCTTGTATAGGTTTAAAAAAGAACGGATAGTTGTTCGATATAGGAACCACTTTATCAGTAAACATTTTTTTTGCATCAGCTCCTGTTTTTGATAGTATACCAATACGAGCATCTCTTGTTATTGTTGCCTGATTAACTCCTTCAGAAGAACTCATAAATGAAAATCCTGACCGTCTTATTTTTAAATAACACATTCCAAAACTTCTTTTGTCTGCTTTACAGGCTTCCCAGAATAAATAAAAAATCCTGTTTGCTTCTCTAAAGTCTGGATTACCAACATCAATTTTAGTCCACTGTAAATACATATAATGCGTTCCTGTAATGTAAGTAGGTATTCCGTTATTTTTAAACCAATGCCCTTGCTCTCTTTTATCAAATTCACTTTCTATATAATCAACCCACTCTGATTTAAAGTGTGGTGGTGCTTCGTGCCATTGAAAAATAGTTTGTATTCTTTTTAATATCTTAGGTATTAGAGTTACCTCCCAAGTTTGATCTTCTTTTTTTACTTTATCATTAATAAATTTTACAGGAGCCTTAGGTAGTCCTATTTTAATATTACTAACTTCATAAACCTCACCAAGAGTTCCATCTTTTGAAATAATAATTACATCGTATTTTTCGTTATATCCATACAACCATGTTTTTGCTCTGTTTTTATTAGCAATAACATTTTTAGGTATGTAGTTTTTTAATACCCTGTAAATACTATTTTGATCTTGACTCTGCAAATCCTTTAGGTGTTGTGTTTTTTGTTTCAGTTGTTATTCCTTCAAGTAGGTTTCTTTCTTCTTCTATTTTTTTTACTATTTCAAATGCATCCATAATACAAAGTTTTTTAGTAGCAGCTGCATTTTTTAATCTATCAGCAGCTAATTCATCCTCGGCATCAAACTTAATAATATCTTCTTTAGCCACCTTAACTAATTGTTTTACAGCCTTTTCCCCAGCTTCTATTATTTGTAATTTTAATTCTTTATTCATTTAGTATAGTTGTTAAATTATTAGTAAACATTCTATAAAGCAATTCACCATCTACAGTAAATTCATATTCGCTTTCAGGTTGATATACAACAACATCTCCAACTGAAAAGCCTAAAGATATTAATTCTTCGTTGATATATTTTATAGTTCCTTGTAGTCTTTCATATTTAACACCCTTTTCTAAAAATGCTTTTTTTGCTAATAGAGGTTTTATAAAACAATACTTACCATGAGACTTCCACCCATCTTTATTTTTAAATAAAAAAAATTGATCGTGCTCTACAAAAAACAAGTTTTCTTTAAAAAAACTTCTACCGCTTTTACGTCTACCATACATATCATTATAAAACTTAAATACATTGTGATGAACTAAAAGAGTATCACCTTTTTTTACTTCACCCTTATAATTTAACGGTAATTCTTTTACTATTCCAAATCGATTTGATGCTTTGTGGTCTTCTTCAGACACGCTAGTTATAAACTGAGTGTCACCAAATTCTTTTATATTATCATATCTCCTGTTGTTAACAGGCTCTACAATAAACGAGTGTACCGACCTCATTAAAAGTTTATGTTATATTCTAAAGTAATTGGAAGAGTATATAAAAACTCTTTCCATATTAAAACCTCTTGGTCTTTAATAACCCAAAGTTTATACGATTGTGTTTCTTCATTGGCTTGTATTAAGTGTATTTTATATTCACCACCTAATACTGATTGATTTACTATGTAGTGCATTGAGCCTGACTTGTAATCAGATCCAACGGAAATTTTTCTAATATCCATTTTATTTTATTTTTTTTCTTCTACTAAACCTTTATTAATCTCAACTGTTATTTCTTCCACTATAGCTAAAGTGCTAATAGGTAAAGAGTTTAATAGTCGGTTAATATTTTTAATAGATTCTTCATTTAATTCTACTTTCATTTAATTTAATTTGATTTATACCGCTAACATAGGTATTTTATAATCTTGCCCATTTATTTTTACTGTCCATGTTGAGTCTGATGATGCTATAGTTTCAGTCGTAGTTGTTCCAGCGGAATAAGACGAAGAACCTACAACAAATTGATTTGCGTCTGTAGCAGTCGCTCCTCTTCCTAACGCTATTGAATAGTCAAACGATGCTGTTGCTTGTAGTCCTATTGCAATTGCACCTATCTTTCCACTACCACCAGCTTGAGACAATCGTCCAATAGCAACACTCTCTGTCCCTTCTGCCATAGCACTTGTTCCTATTGATATTGTACTACCTTGTATTACACCACCCGATACACCAGCTGCCTGATATCCTATTGCTATATTTCCAATACCTGATCTTGTTATGTTTGCATAAACTGCTGCCGCACCCTCTGCTTGATAACCAATAGCAATACCATTAGTTGATGTATTGTAAGTGTCAATATTTGTTGCTAAATCTCCAATACTTGCCTGAAATCCTATTGCAATTTGTCCTTGTCTACCGCCTGCTCCATCCATCATTGCCTCAGCACCAACAACTACATGATAATCTGATCTGTTTGCGGATTGAAAAGCAGTCAAATTACTACCTGCACCTGCCGAGTATCCGACATAAACTCCTCTACCTTGATTTGTGTTTACTGATGTTCCAGGATGTCGATTAGCATAAGCTCCGATGGCTACTGTTCCTTGATTATATCTATGGGCTTGTAGTAGAGTAGCATTATCACCAGTCATTGCAAATTGTCCTATGGCAACTCTAGACATGGCATCTGTACCATTAGGATTATTAGATGAGCTTATAGCATCTGAGCCAGCAAAATGACCAACAAATATATCATACCAACCATAAGCATTATCACCTGCACTAGCTCCTAGGGTTACGCAATAAGAATTATTATTTGTTGATGTTGCGGGGTTCGCAAATGAATAAACACCATTTCTTGCGTTATGACCTATTGTTACATTATTATCTCCCGTTAAATTCATCTGGTCAGCACTTAAACCCATACCAATGTTACCACTTGATGTAGAACCTACTAGAGCCGTACCTTGTAAAGCCAAAGTACCCATAGCAATATTATTTTGCACTCCTGCTATAAAACCGTTATTATCTCCTATTCTTATATTAGCAAAATTTGTTTCAGAAGCAATACCTACGTTTCCTGATGCGTATATTTGTTGATCGTCATTTAATTGTGCTACAAAATTACCAAACCTTAGTCCAGTCCCTGTAGTGGTAGATAATTCCGCAAGTCTACTAGAATACATTTCTAGTTCTGTTTCAAATACACCTAGTGTTTTTACCGCAGCACCCAAAGATGTTGTTTTATCTGTACCTGACAATCCTCTCCATGTTGTTGCGGTTATTGTTCCTATTGCACTAACCGAGGCTACGGTTATAGTAGCTGTTGAGGTTCCAAAGTTTACAGAAAAAATATCTCCTATTGTCCAATCTTTTCCTCCACCATAGATTGATACCCCAGTAATTCCTCCTGTTGCACTA